ATCAGCCAATGCAGGTCTTATAACTTCAGCCCAGACATCTCTATCCATAAACGCAGCCTCATCCAACACAACACCAGCTAAACTTCTTCCCCTCAATGCCATCGCATTTTCTGTTCCCTTCAACTCAATACTTGATCCATTAATTAAATCTAACCTTAAATCAGTTTCATTTTTTGCTTGCACCCATGTTTTAGGTGTTAATCTCTTTAACTCCTTCCATGCAATATCCTTCGCCATCCTATAAGTAGGAGCACAATAAAAATAAACCTCACCAGGTCGATTAATAGCTCCTCTTAACAACTCAATACAGCTTAAATAACTCTTCCCAAACCTTCTTCCAGCTACCAGCAACCTAAATCTTTTCTCACTATTAAATACCTCCCCCTGTGCATATCTTAAACTAACTTCATTAAGACTCATAAACCCTTTTTTTCATAATATTACTCATTTTCTTTCGCATTTCGCACTTTTACAGCTATCATCGAAATATTAACCCCCCTCAAGATCAAGTCCGTGGCTGAATCTTTTATTAACAATCTTAATTACGATCTCCCTGCTCCTCAACGTAAACCTCGCATACAAAAATACAAAGGTACAAACTCAAGAGCAGTCATAGAAGCTCGTTGTCAACGTTTATACTCTCGGCAATTAGAAGGTAAAACTACTAGACAATTAGTCATAGAACATTGCAAAAGAGAAGATATCTGCGAAGCCACTGGCTGGACAGATTGGAATAAAGTTAAAGAATGGAATGATCAAGATTGGCTTAAAGAAAGAGATAAGATGATTCCTCGCTTGCAAGCCATGCGTATGCGTCTTTTCAACAAAGCAATTTCAAAAGGTCAACTGCAAAC